GCCTAGCGGCAAGACCGTAGAACGGTGGAGCAACCAGTGCGACAACTACGGCCAAAACAAGACCAGTCCTGGACCAGACCGTTGGAAGATCAGATCAACCACATACCAAGGCATCGCTGACGCGATGGCATCACAATGGACCTAGACCCGGCATCACCCCAAGACCCCCCAGAAGAAGTCTCCGACATCGCGTACCTGCTTGTGATGAGCGCCGTCCGGCGCGGCATGGAGTACGAGGAGTTTACCTTCGAGGTAGAAGGCGGCAGTGAAGACGGTGAGGAGTACAAGGTGGTGGTAATGAAGGTATGAGCGATATTCTTGACGGCATAGACCAGCGGCTGGAGCTGACGCTCCTCCTGGAGGAAGGCTTGCGCCGCAAGCGCGAGCGCAAGATCGGCATGTACTTCCCTGATACCGGCGACCTCCGCCGTGAGCTGTACCCAAAGCACCTGGCCTACTTCGCGGCAGGCGCCAAGTACCGCGAGCGGCTGATGATGGCAGCAAACCGTATTGGCAAGACCGAGTCTATCGGTGGGTACGAGGTAGTATTGCACATGACCGGTAAGTACCCTGAGTGGTGGGTGGGCCGGCGGTTTGATCGGCCTATCAACGCCTGGGCGGCGGGAGATACAGGGAAGACGACGCGTGACATTTTGCAGATGAAGCTTCTCGGGCCACCGGGAGAGTTCGGGACGGGGCTTGTGCCTAAGGTGGATCTGCTCAAGACCACGGCCAAGGCTGGGGTAGCGGAAGCAATCGAAGTCATTACGGTCCGGCACGTGTCTGGCGGGGAGAGCAGACTGACCTTTAAGAGCTACGACCAGCGGCGGGAAGCATTTCAGGGAAGCGAGCAAGACGTGATCTGGCTTGATGAAGAGCCACCGCTTGACGTGTACACGGAGTGTTTGCTGCGGACCATGACCAATAGCGGCATGACGATGCTGACGTTTACGCCGCTGATGGGGCTGAGTGAGACGGTGATGTCGTTCATGCCGAATGGCGAGATCCAGGAGCAGACCTCGGGTAGCAAGTACGTGGGGATGGCAACGTGGGATGACGTGCCGCATCTTTCCAAGCAGCAGAAGGAGGAATTGTGGGCCTCGATCCCGCCGTTCCAGCGGGACGCACGGTCCAAGGGCATCCCGCAATTGGGAGCGGGGGCGATCTATCCGGTGCCGGAGAGCGAGCTTATCTGTGAGGAGTTTAACATACCGGAACACTGGCGGCGGTGTTACGGCATGGACGTGGGATGGAACCGGACGGCGGTGGTGTGGGGTGCGACGAACCCGGACTCTAACGTGACCTACATGTACTCGGAGTACTACCGAGGGCAGGCGGAACCGGTCATCCACGGGGAAGCGATTAAAGCCCGTGGCGAGATGCCGGGGGTAATTGATCCAGCCAGTCGCGGTCGAGCGCAGACCGACGGCCAGCAGCTTCTGGGGATCTACCGGCGGATGGGGCTGGATATAACGCCGGCCCAGAACTCGGTAGAGAGTGGGCTGTACACAGTGTGGCAAGCGATGTCCTCTGGGAAGCTTCGGGTGTTCCCCAGTCTGAAGAACTGGTTGAATGAGTTCCGGCTTTACCGGCGGGATGAGAAGGGTAAAGTCGTGAAGGAAAACGATCATTTGATGGACGCGACACGGTATTTAATGGTAAGTGGTTTAGGTAGAGCTGCGATTCCCGGCAAGTATTCCGGCAAAAAAAGCAGTATGCTTACTATGCCGATTATCAATTTCTTTAAACGATGAAAGACGACCACTACGAAGTTCACCAGCAGGCGCGGATCGAGTTCGACCAAATCCAATCTGCTCTGTACCAGGAGCGGATGAACTGCATGCAGGACCGGCGGTTTTGTTCTTTGATCGGGGCGCAGTGGGAGGGACCGCTTGGGAACCAGTTCGAGAACAAGCCACGGTTTGAGGTGAACAAGGTGCACATGGCGGTGCAACGGATCATTAACGAGTACCGGAACAACCGGATCGGGGTGAACTTTGTGTCTCGCGAAGGCGAGGAAGAAGATAAGCTGGCTGAGACGTGTGCCGGTTTGTATCGCGCAGACGAGCAGTCTTCCGGTGCTGAGGAAGCCTACGACAATGCTTTTGAAGAAGCGGTGATGGGAGGGTTTGGAGCATGGCGGCTGCGGACGGAATACTCTAACGACGAAGACCCTGAAGACGACCGGCAGCATGTGTGTATCGAGCCAATCTTCGACGCGGACACTAGCGTGTACTTTGACTTGGGCGCCAAGCGTCAAGACAAGGCAGACGCGAAGCGTTGCTTTGTGCTCACCAGCATGACGCACGCGGCCTACAAGGCCGAGTGGAACGATGATCCATCGACATGGCCCAAGACCATTACGCGCAGCCAGTTCGATTGGTATACACCCAGTGTGGTGTACGTTTGCGAGTATTACAAGATCGAGGAAACGACCGGTCAGGTCCGCACATACCGCAGTATCGACGGCAAGGAAGAGAGCCTCTGGCCCGATCAGGTTGAGCTGAAAGAGGAAGAGATGCTGGCGATTGGTTGGAAAGAGATTCGGCGCAAGAAGGTCAAGACCAAGAAGGTCCACAAGTACATCATGTCAGGCGCCAAGATCCTTGAGGACTGCGGGTACATTGCTGGGAAGTGCATCCCGATTATCCCGGTGTATGGGAAGCGGTGGTTTGTGGACAACGTGGAGCGTTGCATGGGACATGTGCGGCTGGCTAAAGACGCGCAGCGTCTTAAGAACATGCAGCTCAGTAAGCTGGGCGAGATTGCGGCTCTCTCCGCGATGGAGAAGCCTATCCTGCTACCTGAACAGGTCGCCGGCCACCAGCTCATGTGGGCCGAGGACAACCTGAAGAACTACCCGTATCTGCTGATTAATCCGATTACGGATGCCAACGGCAATCCCGCCCCTGGCGGGCCTGTGGCGTACACGAAGCCTCCGTCGATTCCGCCGTCCATGGCGGCACTGCTCCAGATCACCGAGGCCGACATGCAGGAGATTTTGGGTTCCCCCCAGCAGGGAGACAAGATGGTGTCTCACTTGAGCGGCAAGACGGTTGAGCTTATCCAGCAACGGCTTGACATGCAGACCTTTGTGTACATGTCTAACATGAGCAAGGCCATCAAGCGGTGGGGGGAAGTGTGGCTTAGTATTGCACGCGACATCTTTATTGAGCAGGGCCGGAAGATGAAGTCAGTGACTGGGAGCGGCAAGATGCAGCCGGTCGAGTTAATGAAACCGGTTGTCAATGACGAGGGCGAGATCGAGTACGAGAACGACCTTTCGGACGCGGACTACGACGTCGAGGTTCTTGTGGGACCCTCTAGCCAGACCAAGCGGCAGGCTACGGTACGGGCGCTCACAGACATGATGACGCTCACCCAAGACCCCGAGATGACCCAGGTACTCTCGGCCATGGCGATGTTGAACATGGAGGGCGAAGGCATCAGTGACGTGCGGGACTACTTCCGGCACAAGCTGCTCAAGATGGGTGTACTTAAGCCTACTGAAGCGGAAGCCCAGCAACTCGCTCAGGAAGCCCAGAACGCCCAGCCTGACCCACAGGCGCAGTACCTGCAGGCGGCAAGTGAGCAGGCCATTGCACAGGCCGCCAAGGCGCACGCTGACAGCATTTTGTCCGTCGCCAAGGCTGAGGAGACGCGGGCCAAGACCACGGAGACACTTTCAAAAGTCAGCATGGCAGATCAGGAAAGGATCTTTGCGCTGGCTGACCGGCTTACCCAGCCGGCACCTCAAATGCAATAGACTTGCATTTGGGAAACAAATCCCACATGAATACAACCGAAACGGCAGAAGATAGCACGACAACAACCGAACCTGAAGAAATCCTAACCCAGCCAGAGGCCGCGCAAGCGGAGCCTGAGCCGCAAACGGAGGACACAGGGGAAGAGCTTGTTATTACTATCAAAGGAGAGTCGCCACCTCCCGAAGAGGAAGAGAAGCAAGCACCCGAATGGGTGAAGAACTTGAGGAAAAGCTACCGAGAGCTGCAGCGCGAGAAGCGCGAGCTTGAGGAAAAGCTCAAGATGGTATCACCGGCACCAGAGACAAATCCTGTTGACCCCGGCAAAAAACCAACACTTGAAGCATGCGATTACGACTCGGACAAGTTTGAGAACGAACTTGCCGGCTGGTTTGAGCGGAAGCGACAATCTGAAGAGGTTATTGCCAAGCAAAGATCCAAGCAGCAAGCCGAACAGGAGTCTTGGCAGAAGAAGTTGGAAGGCTACAACCAGAGTAAAACCGGGTTGAAAGTGGCTGATTTCCAAGATGCCGAGGAAGCTGTACTCGAAAGTTTGAGCGTGACCCAACAGGGGATAATTCTTCAAGGCGCCCAGAACCCCGCCGTAATGGTCTATGCCCTCGGCAAAAACCCAAAGAAAGCCAAGGAACTGGCAGAGATTACAGATCCGGTGCAATTCGCGTTCGCGGTAGCGAAGCTCGAAACGCAACTGAATGTGACTCGCAAACAACTCCCTCCTCCCGAAAAACGAATTGTGAGCAATAGTGGGTCCGGATCATCCAGCGTTCAGTTGGAACGGTTGCGTGATGAAGCCGCGCGTACCGGGGACTACACCAAAGTCATGGCTTTCAAAAAACAGTTAAAATCCTAATAAATTATGCCAGCACCAGCACCAGCCGGAATCAGCTACAACAGCTTTTCCAAAGAAGAGCGCGTAGCGTTTGAAAATCTCCTCGAAGGGTTCCAAGACGCCCTTGTCATGTCCCGCAACGTCTCGATCTACAATACGGATCAGACAATGATGGAACGCACCAACAACACGATCTGGAGGCCGCAGCCTTACATCAGCCGCTCTTTCCCGGGCACTGATATGACCTCGAACTTCACGGATTACACGCAGCTTTCTGTTCCTTCACAGATCGGTTTCAACCGTTCGGTGCCTTGGATCATGACTGCGACCGAGCTTCGTGATGCTCTCCAAGAGCAGCGCCTTGGCAATGCAGCCAAGCAGAAGCTTGCTTCTGACATCAACGTTCAGGTGTTGAACACGGCTTCCACCTTGGGATCGCTTGTTGTCAAGCGTACCACGGCGGCCACCGGTTACGATGACGTCGCTCAGTGCGAGGCCATCTTTAACGAACAGGGCGTGCAGTTTGAAGACCGCTACCTGGCGCTTTCGACCCGTGATTACAACGGGATGGCAAGCAACCTGGCAAGCCGTCAGACGCTGGCCGGCAAAGCCCTCGAAGCGTACGACAAATCGTATATTGGTGAAGTTGCGAGCTTTGGCACGTACAAGCTGGATTACGCAAACCGTATTACAGCAGCCGCTGGTGGTTCGATCACGATCGACACACGTGACTCGGCTGTTAATTACTGGGTGCCCAAATCCGTTACGACCTCGCCTTCTACAAGCGAGCGTCTCAACGTGGACAACCGCTTCCAGACGATTACGGTGTCTGCTACAGCAAGCGTACAGGCCGGTGATTGCTTCACAATCGCTGCTGTTGAGGCTGTGCATCACATCACCAAACAGAGCACTGGTCAGCTCAAGACCTTCCGCGTTGTTGCGGTGGTTGACGGCACGCACCTCCAGATCACTCCTCCGATTGTGTCCGCCCAGGGTGCAACGAGTGCTGAACTTGAGTACCAGAACTGCGTTGTGAACACGAAGGCTGCAAACAGCGCAATCGTGTGGCTCAACACAGCGGCTTCGTACATCAACTGCTTCTGGCAGAAAGATGCGATCGAAATCCTGCCAGGTCGTTACGCAGTGCCTTCGGACGCTGGCGTAAACGTCATCCGCGCTTCCACCGACCAGGGCATTGAACTGGTCATGCAGAAGTTCTACAACATCAACACGATGAAAATCCAGTACCGTCTGGATACTCTGTTTGGAGTTGTGAACAAGCAGCCTGAGATGAGCGGGATCATCCTGTTCGGTCAGTCTGCCTAAACTTAGGTTTCACTGGGGGAGAGCGGTTGACTCCGCTCTCCCCTTTGTGTATCAAGTCCTTATGCCACTAAAAAAGGGATACTCACCAAAGACAATTTCCAAGAACATCTCAACAGAGATGCATGCCGGAAAGCCTCAGAAGCAAGCAATTGAGATTGCTCTAAGCACGGCACGCAAAGTAAAAGCTGAAGCCAAAAAGCCAAAGAAATGAGTGAATTTCCTTGTTTCGTTTACAAAGGCAAAGGCAAGCATCAAGGCAATGGTGGGACTTTTGATCTTTTGGTGGTTCAGAATGCTGAAGAATTGTCCCAAAAGCTTTCGGAAGGCTGGTTTTTGAATCATGGAGAAGCCATTGAAGCATCAAAGTCAAAGTCCTTTGCGGCAACTCCCGTTTCCAAGCCCGTGGAGCCTGTTTCTGAGCCTTCTGTGGATGATAATGCTCCGGTTACCCGGAAAGAACTCGAAACCAAGGCTGCTGAGCTTGGAATTAAGTTTGATGGTCGTTATTCTGACAAAAGACTTTCGCAGTTAATTGAAGAAGCATTGAAATAACATGGGTTGGACCAAAAAACAGATTCTGGAGCAGGCTTTTGAGGAGATTGGGATCGCGTCGTACATTTTCGACCTGACTCCCGATCAACTTATGAGCGCGTTGCGCCGCATGGATCTGATGGTTAGCTCTTGGTATGCCAAGAACATCAAGATTGGGTATCCGCTGCCGGGGACGCCCAATAACAGCCACATGGAGGAGCAGATTGACACTCCTTTGCAGGCAAATGAGGCTCTTGTGCTCAATCTAGCGGTTCGGTTGGCGCCTTCTTACGGCAAAGTTGTTGCTCCTGAGACAAAAATGCTGGCAAAACAGTTATATGACCAGCTTCTCGTACAGGCCGCGATGCCGTTTGAGATGCAATACCCAAGAACGCTACCACTTGGTGCTGGATACAAGCGCACAGAGCGTGTATTTGTAGATATTCCCAACGAAAATCCGATCCAGTTGTTGCCAAACGACCAGGGTCAATTCAGAAACTCTCCTTAGTATGGCTATTGAACGTTTTTCACTGCTGGATCAGCTTACCGCATCGACTTACTTTGCGGTGAATGTTAACGCGCAAGATTACCGTACAAGTGTTGGGACTCTGGTGGATTACATCAACCAGGCTAATCCTGAGTTTGGTGGCGGGACGGTAAATCCCTATAAAACGCTGCAGTATTTTGCTCCATCATCCACCGGATGGTCTGTTCCAATTGAATCTGAAAGCAACAGCGTCTGGTTAATTATTACGCCTACAGCAGGCTTTGCCGCCGGCACAATTACGCTCCCTTCGGTGTTTAATGTGCTTGAAGGCCAAGAAGTGCTTGTAAACTGCACTCAATCGGTAGCAACACTGACAATCAACGGCAACGGCGGCAATGTGATTGGGGCGCCGGCCTCGCTTGCTGCCAACGGATTTTTTACCCTTAAATTTGAACCGATTCTCAAAAACTGGTATCGGGTCGCCTAGCAATTACATTTATGCAAATTCCTTTTCAACCCGCCTATGGTAGTGGCGTTACAGTAGCGCCTGGAGCTTCTAGTGCATTTACTAATTTTGGTCCAAACACATCCGAGTCTGTAGTGCTTACAAACCTTGGAACAACCACGGTGTATGTGCGTGTGGGATCTTCGGCTGATACAATAACAGCCAGCACCAAAGACTACCCTGTTGTGGCTGGTTCTCAGGTTTCTCTTGGGAAGACGCTCGACGACAACGTTGTGGCTTACATCTCTCCCGGTGGGACCGGATCTCTGCATATCATCTTGGGACGCGGACTCTAAATGATACGGTTCTATTCCAGACGCAGATCGAAGGTTCCGGCCACTGCGGGCGGTGTAACGCCCCCACCAGTGACAAACTCGTATAATCGTCCAGATGGAATCGCATTTTACAACCGGCCCGACGGAACTTCATTTTACATCAGACCCTAACGCGATATGGCTAATCTAACGGTATCAACGGATATTGATTCTTTCATGCAGTCAGCAGACAAGGCTGCTGCAAGAACATCTTTGGGTGTGGCGTATGGATCTTCGTCTGGAACAGTAGCTCAGGGCAACGATTCGCGTTTGAGCGATGCCCGTACTCCCACAACACACGCCTCCACGCATGCCGCTGCTGGAAGTGATCCAATTACAATTACCTCTGGTCAGATCAGTGGTTCCTTGACGCAAAACACGTCTGGCACAGCCGCCGGCCTTAGTGCAACGCTTGCTATAGCTTCTGGAGGCACAGGAGCAATTACACAGCAGGCTGCGATTAATGCCCTGGCTGGAGCAACTACTTCCGGGCAGTTCTTGCGTGGAAACGGTACTAATGTGGCCATGTCCGCAATTCAGGCCGGAGACGTTCCGACCCTGAACCAGAACACGACCGGAACGGCATCTAATGTCACCGGAACCGTGGCAATTGCCAACGGGGGCACTGCAGCAATTACGGCTCAAGCTGCCATCTCAAGCCTTGGAGTTGGGATGCGGATGGTTGAGGCACAGACTAATGGTGCCGTTACTGGGACAATAGCAGGTAATGTATTTACTGTTACTGCAACAGGGGTATTCATTGGCGCGGATAACTACACAATAGCTGTAGGAGACATTATTGCATTTACGCTTCAAGCTGACGCAAAACAAAATGGATTCTGGGAAGTAACAACCGTTGGAGCTGTTGGTGTACAAGCGGTTTTTACGCGCCCAGCTTGGTTTGCAAATGCGAGCACAGTGCGAAGCGGCATGTACATGACCCGTTTTGGCACGACCCAATCTGGGTATGTTATGGCACTTTATAACAGTGTTCAGAATGCAGATATAATTATTGGAACAAGTGGAATTACCATAGTTCGAGTAAGTTATAGAACTCAGAATGCAACCACTCAATCAAATCAATTTGGTGGACGGCAAACCTTTCTTGCAAACTCAACAACAAATGCTCCGTTTCAGTTTCAGGCAGGTGCTGCACTGGTAACAACTCCAGTAGCGCATTACGTTGAGTGGTTCAACGACCAGATGTACCTGACAAACGCAGCAGGCGTTCGCACAACCAACACATCGCACGTTGCCATTCCCGCCACTGCGACTTCAAGCGGACAGGTTGGTCAAATTGCCGTGGACAACGCAGGAAGCTGGCTATATGTGTGCACCGCTACAAATGTCTGGAAGCGAGTGCTTTTGACTACATTCTAATTTCCCTCAGATCACACTAAAAAGTGAACACCCAACCTTAGTAAAAAATAAAATATGGCCAATCAATTCCTTCTTAAATACAGCGCCACGTCTGGCGTTGTCCCAACGTCCGCCGAGTTGCCCTTGCGGCAGATCGCGCTTAACACCGCTGATGGTAAGCTGTTCATCAAAAAGAATGATGGAACAATCCTTACCTTCGAGAGTGCTGCCGCGTTTGCGCGTGCGGTCCACTCGCATGTCATTTCCGACGTTACTGGCCTCCAGGGCGCTCTTGATACGCTAACAAGCGCAGCGGCAGCGGCTCAGGCCGGTGCTGATGCTTCTTTGAAGATCTCTTCCAACCTGAGCGACCTCGCTGACGCGTCGGCTGCTCGTACAAACCTTGGAGTTGATAGCTCCTTGGAAGTTGACGGCAAGATCTCGACCTCCAAAAGCGCTTCTGACGCCTACACCGACGCAGCAATTGCCGCGTTGATCAATGGGAGCCCTGATACGCTCGACAC